TCTGAAACAGAACGTGACCGTATCGTAGACGCATTTCGAGTACACACAGGTCCTTGTGTTTTGGTCGCCACGGGCCAATCTATTGGTACAGGTGTAGACGGAATGCAGACCGCAGACCTTGCGATATTTGCGATGTTGCCTTGGAAGCCTGGCGACTTCGTACAGTGGAAGGGGCGCTTCGACCGACTCGGTGGTAGTGCGACCTTACTAAAGGTGGTTGTCGCTACAGGCACTTACGACGAGCGTGTTGTTGAAATCCTGACAGATAAGTTTGGGCCTATCGAAAGCTTCCTTTCTGCCGACGAAATCAAAGGTTTAGATACAAAGCTATTAGGTCTTGAAGATGAAAAAGCTCTTGTCGATTCCATCTGCGATCAACTTTTTGGATCTCTCTAATGGCGAAGAAACTTAAGCATGTGTGGTTGATTGAGCTTGATGGTGTACCACACGCAATCTTTGATTCTTTCCGCGCTGCGTCTTCGTATACACGGAACAGACGTAATGAAAACCTATCGCTTGTCGTGACAACAACAAAGATTCTCGCGTTCTTAAAGGAAGACTCTGATGCCGCCGAATAAACGCTACTACATCGCGACTTCTTTCCACAATAAAGAAGCACACAAAGAGTGCCGCCGTTTCTTTTCAGACATGGGCTACGAGTTGACGTTTGATTGGACAGTCTATCCTTTTATTGCCGACCCTTACGTCATGTGTACGGTAGCAGTGAAAGAGATGGACGCTGTTATTGCGGCTGACTTCGTCGTTGTTCTCTTGCCCGGCGGTCGAGGGACTCATGCTGAAATCGGTGCCGCGCTTGCGTTGAACAAGCCTGTGTTTCTTGTCGCGCCCCATCCCCAGCAGCTTCTTGATTCGCAGGGATTAACCTGCCCGTTCTACTATCACCCTTCGGTGCAAGTTGTTTCTCGCATCGAAACTATTCCTTCAAAGTGGGAGAATGTCGCATGAGCAGTAAGAAAAGAAATCTTGGAGACGAAGTCTTTGATGAGCTTGATGAGCGTGCGTGCCTACGTTTTGAGGCTTTGACTTCGTTAGACGGTCGTGTTGGTGCTTTGATGAGAAGCAACCAACTTCAAACTTTTCAAGTCATTTTAGTCGCAGAAGCAATACACCTGGGATTCGAGCGGTTGGTTGCGACGCTTCAAGATGATGAAGGTCAAGAATAATGTTGATTGACGCGGGAAGATCGGAGCTTGGTTGGTCGCGTATCGGTCAGTTTATGAAGTGTCCGCAGCTTTACGCCTACCAAAGGCTGCTAAACCTCGACCTTATCCCTGCATCTGCGTTGACTCGCGGGAGTATGGGTCACATGCTGCAAGCGCACCAACACGCAATCTGGGGCGCACAGCAGGGTGGTGTATGGGTCGACGATAAGTTTGTCACTGATGCGTCTACCATCCTACCACCACGCGAGGCTGTAGTTTCCTGGTGCGATCTTAACGGGGGGCATGAGCATCTCGATAGAATGTTAGAGACATTCGACCGGTATATGGAGAACTACCCAGAACCACCGGGACGGATCGTTGCTGTTGAGTATCCGATTAGTGCTATGCTCGGAAAGGTCAACGGTAAGTGGGGCCTTTGGGTCGAGCAAGACGGTGTAGAGATCGAGCCGACACCATTAAACTGCGAGGGTCACCCAAATCACGGCAAGCCCATACGATTAACGCGTCGCGTTGACATGTCTGTGCAGAATCGTGCAGGAAAAACCTTTATCTGGGACCATAAACACCAGGCACGGGTAAGTCCCGGAAGAAGTGTGGATGCTTACGCAATCGACGGCGGATTTGCTGCGTTTCGCATCATGGGAAAACAACTCTATAAGAACTTCGGAGGTCTTACACTTAATCTCATCCAGACGCAGGCTCCGTGGAAGGTAGCTCGCCCCTCTGTACCCCCGACACCGCATAGAGATAACCATTTCGCAGAACTTTTGTGGCAGGCAGAACATTACCTTGCCACCCTGGAAATATCTGGAACAAGTCACTGGAAATGGCCGAAAAGTATGCACGAGACAAGTTGTTACGGTAGATACGGACCCTGTTCAGGAATAAAACTCTGCTTTTTCGGCGAAAGAGGGCTGGACATCCTGACTCGTCACAGATAGTATCCCTACATCCCTACTAAATATCGGAGTGACTCCATGGCGGTAACGTCTACTATTATGGCTTGCGTTTACGGTAAGCCAAAGAAGAAGAAAACGTCGGATATGCTGGCGTCTTTTCCTTCGGCTCTTTTTATTGGTGTGCCCAGCGCGATTTCTCTTGTTGCAGAAAATGAGTTGGGTTTTACCCCGGCGGTACATCCTGAACCGCCTCAAACTTTGCCCGAGTTGGTAGCGTTGCTCGCTTCTCTGGACGAAACAGCCCAGCAATATGGGGCTGTTGTTATTGATGACGCTTCTCACATCTGCAAGCAGTCGATGCTTCAGTGGCAGGCTGAAGCTCCGCGAGGTCGAAGCGGTCGACCTGATCGATTCTTCCCTTATCAGGAGTTGAGTCGTCATTTGTTGATTCTTGCTGGTGTAAGTAGGCACTTAGGTGTCCACATGGCGATGACTTTCCATGAGAGAGCGCCTGGTACCAACGCTGACGGTGCATTCTGTCCCGGCGGTCCTGATGTTCCTTCTCGTAACCAGACTGAAGTACTTCCATCGTGGTGTGACATCAACGTCCGCGCCATGATCGACCCTACCTACATCGATCCTTGGTTCAAAGGCGTCTACTACGTGGACCCTGCGGACCCTGAATGGGTCACAGGCGACCGTACTGGTGTTTGTATGGGTAATACTCCAGCAAACTTGCGCGAGATTCTGCGCGCCAGTCAGTCCAACTATCGCCTTGACCGTCTACCCGGTCTCGAATGGCAGGATGATGTAGCAGACCAAGTTGTCGAGGCTTTGTCTAACGGAGCGCAAGTACAAGATGCCGTGCGCGCTGTTGCTGCTACGCACGACTACGCTCCCCTTCACGTTCGTTGGGCGTGCCAAGACGGCATCGCTCGTTATGCTTTGAATACTAAACTTTCTCGCGGCCTCTTTGACTTTGAGTCCGTGACTGAAAACGGCGGCGGAAGCGTGGTGCTTCCTCCTCCTCCACCAACCAAGTAGTACAGGAGTGATCATGGCTACTTTCTTTATTCCCGGTGATGTCATCACCTCCGTTGGAACCTTTGGCGGCGGAGCCCCTGAAACGGGCTACTACTCTGCGACTATTAAGTCGTTGGAGCCGCACCCTACAAAGCCGACCTCGCGACGCATGACCGTCGTGTTCGAGAATGGCTTCTCGACTTTGTCTTGGCTGAACAGCGCTTACGACAAAGACGGTAACGTTCTTCCTGGTCTGTCCGAGAACCAGATTATGGGTATGACCAAGGCTGTTAAGACTGTCTTCGTATCCGCTGGATTCACGAACGAGCAGATGGCAGAAGGTGTCACCGATGACTGGCTTGTCGGTGCGACAGTTCACCTTGAGTGGCATGCCGGGAAGGATCTCGGAGCACAGTATGGTGAAATCGCTGGTTTCATCACGAAGGATCGCTTCGATAACTTCCGTGCTAACAACACGAAGCCTGCTTGCTACGGCGCAGGTAACGACGTGAAGGCGGCTGTCGCCACTTCGACTACTGCTCCTGCACCGAACGGTGTTGGTGGCCCGAAGCTTCCTCCGCCTCCTTCCGCGACTCAAACAATCGCTCAATAGTTTGAGTTCGTTTGGGGAGGGGGCTGCTTAAGTAGCTTCCTCCCCTTTTTCTTATGACTTACGATCCTCAAAACTTCGGCGCACGCTGTGATCTATGTCCTCTTGGACCTAACGGTTGCCTCTCTGATAAAGAAGAGTGGCGTCCGGTGGGGCCAGAGACGCATAGTGGTGCGACTACTTTAGCCGTCGGCGAAAGTCCTGATGCCGAAGAAGTGCAGCGTGGAAGACCTCTTTCTGGGCGTAGCGGTACTGAATGGCAGACTACGCTCGCCCTTAATGGTAAGCGTCGCCCGGATGTAGATCTCACTTACGTTATCGAGTGTAAGCCGCCTGGACAGGCAAGCGGTGCGTGGTCTCGCATGGACAAGAAGCTTGACCGCATCAATAAGAAGCGCGCATCCGAAGGTCTCGACCCTTGGCTACACCCAATGGTGTGCTGTCGACCAAGACTCTTAAATCTTGCAGACACATATGAGAATATTATTACGCTGGGGCGCGTACCAACTTACGCACTTACAAACAGGAACCGCAGCATTCATGCTGTGCGCGGCGGCCCTATCTGGGTCGACAACAACTGGGAAATAGCAGACGAAGCGACGCAAGCTCGGCGCATCATGCCCACAGTACATCCGGCTTACGTTGCTCGTTCCCCTGCATGGCGGCAAGTACTGCATTCTGATGTAGGTAAAGCGTTCCGGTGGTTCGAAGGTAAGCTTCGTTGGGTTGACCCCGACGTTGTTCTACGACCTACACCTGCGGAGCTTCGAGAGTGGCTCAATCAACCTGCACCCTTCTGGGCATACGATGTAGAGACTGATGGCATCTCACCTACAGAGTGCGGCTTACGAACGATTGCGATTGCAATACCAGACTTGGATGCACAGAACCGCGTGGCCAAGCCCGAGAAAGGTAGACCCTGCGTTCAAAACAGTCGAGCCGTTGGCGTCACTTTAATGCGTGTCAACGGTACTCAATGGTACTCCGATGAAGAGCATGAAGAGATTAAGAACATCTTACGGACAGCGTTTACAGATGGACGTGTCTGGGTAGGCCATAACGCTGGCTACTTCGACCGCATGGTCGTGGAGCATCACTTCGGCGTAACGCCTACGCCTGTTGTAGATACTTTGTTTCACGCACGCTTTCGCTCGCCAGACCTACCAAAGGGGTTGAAGACAGTAGGTTCTATTCTCACTGATGTCGAACGGTGGGAGTCTACTACGAAGGGAGAAAGCATTGCGACAGGCACGACGGATGATGATGAGTTGCTTTACTACAACTGCATCGACTCTGTTGTAAACGCGCGCATTGTCGCGCCTTTGATGGAAACCAGCGAGTTCAACGGAGCTTTCCGTCAGCTACCTGACTGGTCTGTACCTAAACAAGAGTATGCATGGACTCTGTCTGATGTAGATCACCGAACGCAACACATGTGCGTTGAGCTACACAAGAACGGTGTGAACGTAGACCAACGTAAACGCTTGGAGCTTGAGACTCATTTCACCCGGAGTGTTGCCGCACGAGAAAAGAATCTACTTCAGTTAGCTCAAGATTCTGGAGCACGTACTACGACTTTCAACCCAGGCAGCGCAGACCAGATTCGTACTCTGCTCTATCAAGTGTGGAAGCTCGGTATTCCAGCGTCAATGGATGCAAGAGAGTTCTACACAGATACTGGGCTACCGGGTACGGGAGATGCTGTTACACGCGCGCACCTTGCCAGCGGTAACTTGACCGATTCACAAGTGGCCTTCCTCAAAGAGTTAAGACTCTACCGACGAGAGAAGAATAAGATTCTCGGAACAATCTTAATCCCTATGCGACGTAGGGATGCAGATCCAAAGCGCGGTCTCGTCTACGAAGATGGTCGAGTCCGTAGTAACTGGAACGCACACGTCACCAGTGTAGGCAGGCTCTCAAGCAGCGGCCCCAACCTTCAGAATATTGGCTCAAGGAAAGGGCAAGGCGCGTTGAAGTCTATCTTCTCGGCACCGAAAGGTCGTGTGTTTATTGGTGCTGACCTGGACCAAGCACATCTCCGAATCACTGCTTGCTTCTGGCAGATCCCTCGTCTCCTTGAGTGCTTCAGCGAAGGCAAAGACCCGCATAATCTACTTGCCTATGATGTCTTCGGTGACAAGTTTAAGAACGCAGACGGCTGGGCGGATGGCTTCTCTCTCAAAGTTAAGCCTATCGGCGGGCAAGCTAAAGCAATGCGCGATGTCATGAAGACATTTCGCTATGCATCAATCTATTGGGCAGACCCCATGACGGTTTGGCAAGTGCTCACCTCTACTGAAACAGATAGCGGAGAGCTTCCCTACCTCGGATTTGAGCCCCGACAAGTTCGATTCTTTCATAATCAGTGGCTAAAGTCAGAACCTGAATGGATGACAGCGTGGAAGCAGATGTTGCAGCGCTACAAGCAGCAAGGCTGGATGGAAGAACCTGTGTTGGGTAGACGCAGCGGCCCTCTTTCTGATGGTAAGAAGAATGAGGTCGTTAACTTTCCCATCCTTGCAGCGGAAGCTTCAATCATGCGCATCGCAGAGCAGCGAGTAATGGACGCCTTCCCGTTTGGTTTTGCCGGTCCCGGTACGGGAATGATCCACCAATGCCATGACAGCATCGCAGTGGAAGTTCCTGATGCCGGAGAGAAGCAGATCGAAGAGTGGAAAAATCTACTTGAAGAATGTATGACCGTGACAATACCAGGTTGGCATGTTACCATGACGGCAGAGGCCGACATCGGAAAGACTTTAAAGGACGTTTAAATGGAAGCCCGCTGGTTCTTCGCGCATAAAAAGGACACGAATAATATCGACATCGATGTTTGGTGTTTGCGTTTGCACGACTTACTTAAGTCTCCTGGTTGGACGGCTTCGGTTACGTCAGGTCGAGACGATTACAATCTTCGTGCTCGGGCAATGGGTGGTTGGCACCGTTGGTGTGTCGACGTACCTACAGGCATACGCTGGGACGGTGACCCACTGTTCCACGGTGTTGTTGTCCCGTCTTCTGAAACCTCTCCCTTTGTTGGGCGCGCAACCTCGAATCTTGTTGAAGGGTTCTTGCGTGCAGGGAAGTACGCCTATCTTTGGTGCCCCAACACAGAAACTTTCCGCTCAATCACTGAAGTAAAGCCAACTAACTTGGATAGCTGGCAAGCTTGGGCGACTTTGATTTCCAAGGAGTGAACAATGGAAAAGACAGAAAGACCTTATGTCACGCATGTCGTGTCGAATCTAAAGAACCCAGAGAATAAACACTGGTCTATTGATCTGGGCAGACGCACCCTTATTGTAGGGTCGAATACAAGTCACAAGAGTACTGTTGTACAGGCAGTTGAGCTTGCCTTGAGTGGTGCTGCCGATGACCTCATAGGACGCAATGCAGTGCGAGACGGTGCCACTATACTTACGATGGCTTCTTCGACCTCTCTGCTTTGTAAGTTGGTGTTGTCGGATAACGACACACGCAGCTACTTCGTTGAGGCCGTTGACGATATTGTAAAGAAGCCTGTCCACGCAGGTGACCCAGCGACTCTACCTCTTCGTCTCGTGAGAGATGCTTTGGGTGGATCTGCTCAAACTGCACGACGTGCTTTCTTTGAGTGGGTGGTTGGTACGGCAGACGTATCGCTTGGAGAAACCAATGCGACGCTGACTCAACTATTTGAGCAACTGGGTCGCGGTAAAACAAGTGCGCAGACGATGCTTGCTGTCTTGGAATATGTGAGCAAGAAGCAACGGTCGTTGGGGCAAGAGTTAAAGGGTGCTCGTAGTGTTGTAGACGAGCTACAACAAGAAGCAGTCGAGCCGCCCAGCGAAGACGAGCTTGCGGCTGCAAGAGCGCATCTACTTAACTGTGGCGCGCACCCAGTCGATGTTGACGCCAAGTTGGACGACGCCCGACGAAGTGCGGGTGAGTGGAATGATCGCGTTAGTGCCCTACAGATTCAGTGCGCTGAAGAGAACGCAAACTTCTATGCAGCGGCAAAACAACTACTTGATGTCGCTGTATTCTCGGGGTCTTCTGACTGTCCTCTCTGCGCAAGCGCAGTAACTATAGAGCACCTCCAAGGATGTCAGCAGCATTATAGTGCTGCCTTGACACAACAAGAGCCGTTGCTTTCTCAACTTGAGGATGCCGTACAGACATCGCTTAAGTGGCGTAGTGAAGTCGAAAGGCTGGAAGCTATGTCGGGTGGGGGCAATATCGCTGAAGCTCAAGAGGAGTTTGATAGGCTGCAAAATGCTGCGGCTTCTTGGACTGCGTTGACTAAAGCAAACAAAGTAGTTCAGAATCTGACGCAAGACATCGAGACCTATAAGCAGTTGAAGCGACGCATCGAAGCGCAGATCAACGACGCGCTTTTAGAATATCTACCCGCTTTTTGCAAGGAAGTATCTACCTTTTTGCCTTGGGAGTTTAAGACTATCCTGCGCGATAATGGTCGTGATGTTTTCCGTATCGGTCTCGTCAAGGACAACCAGTTCTACGCTGCGTTGTCTGGGGTAGAGTGGGCTACAGTTACCACTGCCATTGCGATGGCGATTAGCCATGACAATGAGTCTCCTCGGGTACTCATCCCAGAAGACCGTGCTTGGGACTCTCGAACGTTAGCGTCTGTGATGAAGAGCTTCGCCGCCTTCGACGGTCAAGTCATCATGACAAGCACCGTGCGTCCTCGTGGTCGCCCTCATAGCTCTTGGACAGTCATCGACTTGGATGCTGATCCTCTTCTCGAAGACGCACCTAC